AGTAAACATGGTGTTGCCTTTAACATCAGTTGTTGCTGCTGTTCTTCCAGGTTTCTCTTTTACAAAAGACTCTATGTGTTTAGCTATTGTTTGATTATCATTATCTACGTTAGTGCAGTAAATAGTTTCGCCAAATAAACTATTGATTGTTGCTTCTTTCTCCATAACTTACCTCCAAGTATTCTATTTTTGTTATCCATCCTTTAGGTATAGCGATAGCACCACCACCAGATATGTCATCTTTATCTTTACTATAAGAGCGCATAATGATTATTTTTTCATCATTATTATGTATCATCCACCCTACTTCTTGACACACGGCTAACGGAGCATTTATCACATCTTTTATGTCTAACCATCCAGTTTCCGTGTCCCGTGCATCGCGCCACGTGAGACGAACCATAGGAACTTTCTTAATATCTATATCCATGTCTAATTTCTCATTGCACATTATATCAAAAACACATATAAATATAGAATAAAATAGGCGCATTTCTCCAAGCCTCGCCATCTTGCTATTCAACCAAAAACAAGTTGCTATATAAGGATTATGCATGATTGACGAACAATTTTTACGAACAATACCTCAGTACGGAATTGGTGGTTTTGTTGGTGGAATATTTAAAAAAGTAAAAAACGCTGTTAAAAAAGTAGCCGAACCAGCAGGTGCTGCTTTAGGTTTTATGATTGCTGGACCAGCGGGTGCTTCTTTAGGTGCAGGTATTGGTTCTCTTATTGCAGGCAAAAAACCAGAAAATGCATTAAAGAGTGCATTGATGGCTTATGGTATTGGTAACTTAGCAGGTTCAGGATTTTTTGGTAAAACTATACAAGGTTTTGGTGGTAAAGGAATTCCTACATTTGGATTAACTGATGGTAATCTATTTAGTGGTATTGGTTCGCAAGGACAACTTTTATCAAAAGATTTAGGAAGTCAATTTTTTGAAAAAATAAATCCTTTTGGAGATCCTTCGCAAAATGTAGCAGTTAATGCTGAGTTAGAAAAAGCTAATTCAATTTTATCTAATCCAAGTGATTTTAGTATGTTTGAAGTTTCTAATGCACAAAAAATTGTAGACAATGCAAATAAAAAAGGTTTTGGTTTTAATCTTGGAACTGCAGCAACGGTGGGCTCAGTAGCATTACCTGCTGTATCTTACATGGCGGCTAAAAATGCACAAGATAATTTCGTTCCTGGTGACCCTAATGCACTAAATGCTTTATACTATCAAAATCCTGAAGAGTTTCAAGTATCGGGTCAAGGTGTTAACCCATACTATTATACAAATTTACAAGATGAGTTTGGTGTACCAATAGAAGATTTACCAACAGATTTTTATAGACCGTTAGAGGCAGCAGAAGGTGGTATTATGCAATTATCAAATGGTGGCCCAACAAAAGTTGAAGACTTTGTAAAAGAAATAAATATATTTGAAGAAGATACTGATGAAAGTTTAATTAGTCTTTTAATGAGAAGTGGTATGACTAGAGAAGAAGCCATAGCATATAACAAACAAATTAAACAAAAAGCAGAAGGTGGAATAATACAATTAGCAGATGGATCAGAAAAATATTTTCCACGCAAAAATGGTCAGATAGATGGACCTGGAACAGGGACAAGCGATGATATACCTGCGATGTTAAGTGATGGAGAATTTGTATTTACAGCAAAAGCTGTACGAAACGCAGGTGATGGTGATAGAAGAGAAGGTGCAAAAAGAATGTATCAAGTGATGAAAAATTTAGAAAAAGGTGGTAATCTATCCACTGAAACAAGAGGAGTAGCTTAATGGTTCAAGAATACGTACAAAGAGAAGCCCCAGATATTGAGGCGCGTAAGCTTGGTCTTATAGACACAGCAAAAGCATTAACGGAACAAGGTTATACTCTTCCAGATTTACAACAAGCACAGTTTAGTTTTCCTCAACAACTTGCTTTTGCTAACGCATTACAAGGAATTGGAGCTTATCAACCTTACTTACAACAAGCACAAGCGGCTACACAACAAGGACAAGATTTATTAGCAGGTATTGCTCAAGCTCCTACCACAGCACAAATAGAGTCTTATTCAAACCCATTTCAGCAACAAGTTATTGATGCTACAATGGCTCAATTAAATAAACAGGCAGCTCAACAACAAAATCAATTAGCAGGAGATGCGGTTCAAGGCGGTGTGTTTGGTGGTTCGCGTTACGGGGTCCAACAAGCAGAATTATCAGGAGCTCAACAACAAGCACAGGCACAAGCTTTAGCTGGTCTTAATGCACAAAATTATTCTCAAGCATTACAAGGAGCTCAAAATCAATTAGAGAGACAAAGACTTGCTGGTCTTGGTATAGGTGCATTAGGTGGTCAATTTGCACAACTAGGTTCACAAGCGCAAGCAATGGGTGGCCAAGATGTTCAAAATTTACTTGGTATTGGTGGATTGCAACAACAATTTGGGCAACAATCACTAGATATCGCAAGACAAAATCAATTACAAAAAATTATGCAACCGTATCAACAATTAGGTTTTTATGGAGATATTTTACAAGGAGCTCCATCCTCCGCACAAATGATTAACACGGCTCAAAGTGCTGGTGTTAGCCCTCTTCAAGCAGGGATAGGAACAGGTATTGGCGCATTAGCTGGTCTTGGTGGATTGAAAAAGTTAGGAGTAATTTAATGGCTGTCATGAATAGATCAATGTTTCAACGACCGATGCCCGTGATCCGTGAAACATCTCCCGTTGTAAAAAGAGAAGAAGGATCGCCCATGTCAGGGGAAACAGGGTCTCAAGGAATTTTTAAAACGATAGGAGATTTTTTTACTAAAGGAAGAAATCAAGGAGATGATTCTACTGTTTACGATTTTGGTGAATATGGAGGACAATACGATATTAAAGACCAAGGTTTTCAAAGAGTATTATTAAATTATTTACCTGAAGGATCTATTCTTTTTAGTGATGAAAATAATTTTATACTATCTGAGGATGGAATGAAAGCTATTGATTTGTTTAAGCAAGATATAGCAAAAATGCAAGGTATGAAAAGAGCTGAAGGATCACCTCCTCAAGGAGAAATGGTAGAAGAACAAGTAGACGTTGAAAACGTTGGTATCATGGATGGTTTTAAAGAAGAAAATCCTCAAGCAGTAGCAGAAAAAGTTTTAGTAGAAGGAGAACAGTCAAGAAAAGAAGTTGCAGAGTCTGACACATATGATGAATTAATGCAAGCTATACGAGGAGATAATTTAACGGAAGAAGATAGACGTGATGAATTAGCTTCTATTGTTGGTAGAGAAGATGCAGATAGAACACCTGATAGTGTTTTAACTTTAGTACAGCCTGTTATGCAAATGATGAACGCTGAAACGGCAAACACAGGTATTGCACAAATAGAAGACGGCAGTATGGAAATGCCTCAACAGCCAGTAGGTGTTGCTAGTGGTGGTTACATGAGCTCTTTTCCTAATCAAAATTTAAATACAGAATCATTGTCAGCAAGTGATAACATTGATGATCGTATTATGAAAAATTTACAGTTTGAAAATATGAACAGAGGTATCATGGGTTATGCAATGGGTGGAGCAGTTCAACCTATTCAAAAATTTAACACTGCAGGGAGTGTTAATAAATCTTTTCAAGAAGAATATTTACCAATGTACATGGGATTAAAAGATTATTACTTACCAAATAAAGATTCAGGAATAGCTGATGCATTAATGTCTTTATCTAAAGCTGGGTTTGCATATGGAATGGGAGCTCAACCAGAAGAAGCAGGAGCATTATTTTTTGATGAAGTTGGTAAAAAAGGATCTAAACGAGCGGCTACAGAGCAAGCCGTATCAGGACAGCTAGCATCAGGTGCTTTGTCTGCAGCGGTTCAAGCTGATTTAGCAGCAAAGAAAAATTTATCGGATAAATTAAAAAATACAAAAAACATATCAATTATAAAAGGAGATAACTCTACGTCCGATTATTTGCTTGCTCTTAAATCAGGATTTACAAAAGTAATTGAAACAGATGATGGGCCAAAAACGACAGTGGATATGGAAGCATTTTATGAAGTATATAATCCAGGAACAAAATTTACTTACGACGGAAGCGATAATTTAATTAATATAGATGAAGCGGCTGACTCAACTAAAGGCACAACTTATGTTGTGAAAAAAGAAAATGGCGAAGTTGTAAATTTACCTGATAACATTTCAGCTATACCTAACATACAAACTATTTTAGCAGAGGCACCAGAGGGATCTACATTATTTTTAGACTCTAATAATAAATTAACAACAACGGTAAAACCTGTTGCTGATAAAGAAGCATATTTCAACAAGTTATCTCAAAAAGTAGAGTTTTACTCTGACAAAGAATTTGAAGACTTAGATAGCGTAATGAGAGGGAATTTAACAACAGTAAGCGCAGGAACAACTTTTGTTAAAATGCAAAAAGGAGAGGAAGTTATTGATGTTCGTATTGAAGATGTAGGTAAAAAAATTAGTAGTGGATATCAAATAGTTCCTAACTCTAAAACAAGTATCGAAAAAGGTTCTGTAACAGATTTATTTGCACAAGGAGGTTCTGTTGTTAAAAGAGCAGAGGGCACTCCTGAAGACGGTGAGCAAGGTTCTGCATATTATGAAGGACTTATAACCGATGCGGAAGATTTAATTAGTAAAGGTTCTTTGCAAGCAGCGGGAACAGAAGCAGATAGATCTTTCTTTAATTCTTTATATACGGCTGCTTATGATGGAATAAATGAACTACTAGCGCTAAAACAAATAATCGCTGCTGATCCTAGTTTAGTTGGTTACACAGGAAAGTTCCAACAATCTTTCAATAAAATTGCAGGGGTTATAAATGATTTAGATAATATTGCTGGGGATAAAATTTTTCCTGATGACAGTTCAACAACTTTAGGGTCAGCAATGCAATATGTAACTAAACCTGAAATTGCAGAGGTAAAATCATCAGTTCAACAATTATCAGATGCTGTAGCAGATATAATGAGTTTAAGAGGTAAAAGAGGGACACCTGAGTCAGTAAGAGCAAGAGCGGAAGAGAGAACTGCGGTTACTACTTTTGAGCCACAAGATATCGTGTTTAGAAGAATAGATAAATTAACTGATTTTTTAATTGATAAAACAAAAATATTTGGAGTATTATCAGGACAGTTTAATGCAGAAACTTTTCCTAAATTTAAAGATAATATAGAGCAGATAAGAATTAAAATTAAAGAAATAAACCCAAACAATTATACGGGTAAAAAAACAAGCTTTACACTTGAAGAATTAGAATCCATTGTAGGAGGTTAAATGGGAGAAATATTCATAGATGGTTTACCCTTTTCTATAACTATAGAGGGAGATACTCCTACAAAAGACGAAGCTCAAAGAATACTAAAATTAGTTGAAAGATTAGATGAGGTAAAAGTTACAGGAGAAGGAGACCTTCGCGCATTGGAAGAAGATAAAGGTTTTAAAATTCCTTTATTAGATGAGGCAATGCAATCAGAAGAAAAAAAGAATGCTTTAAACCTTTTAGATGATCTTAATTTTATAAATAAAGAAGAGTTATCTCCTGTTGAACAGCTTGGTATCGATAGAACAACATCAGGAATAATTGGTTCTATGCTTGCATCATCAGGCGGTTTTAAAGAAATGATGAATCTTAAAGATGAAGAAAATTTAAAAAAACTTTATAAAGGAGTAAAATTATTTGATCCTAAAAAATTAGCTATAGCTGGGGGAAAAACTTATTTTGGAGGAGTATTTGGTGATGTAGCGGGAAGAGCTGTTTTTGATATTGCTAATTTTATTTTATCAGGAGATCCTGATATGTTAAAATTTTTAAACTCTGTAGATGCTGATACTAAAGAGGCGATGTTTTACGAAGCTTTAGGTTTAGGTTTACCTCAAATAATTGGAGCAGGCTTTAGAAAATTAACTGATTTAAAAGATCCTATGGTTCAGGAAGCTTATCGAGCGGCAGAAAGATTAGGTATTCAATTAAATTTTGGACAGATAGCTAAATACACTGGAATGCAAAGAGCTTTATCTCCATTACCTTATATTGGCGGTAAAGTTAGAAAAACTTTAGCTACTCAAGCAGGAAAAATAAATGATTATTATCAAAAATTAGTTGAAACATATGCACCTATTTCTACATTTTCAAAAGCAGGAAAAGATATATTTGCTTTTGTTGATAAAAGATTTGCTACTAACAAAAAAATTATGGCTAAATTATGGGACAAAGCATACAAATCACACGCAATGTTGCAAGACAAAAATGTTTTTAAAGCAGATAGTTTAAATAATTTTTTTAAAAATTTAATTGATGGTAAAGTTTTAAGACAGTTTAGAAATTTACCTACTAATGATGAGGGAATTATTGAATCATATGAAACATTAGTCAAGTCTGGTTTTTTTGAAAACTCAGGATTAAGCAGAGCAGAAGGAGCAGGATTAAAAGATTTAGTTGAAACAATTAGAAGGTATCAGATAAATATAAAAAACAATGGAGGTAAAGTAAGCTATGAAACAATGAGAAACTTTAATGATGATATAAGTGGCTTATTTAAAGATTTAACTGAAGGGGATAAAGTATTTAAAGATGGGTTTTCAAAACTTTTAGCACAATTTAGAGGAGCTAATGATGATATATTATTAAATATAAATGAAACTTTAATTAAAAATAATATTCCTAAAGAACTTTTAGAAAGCATATTAAAAGACCATAATAATGCTAACACATTTACTGCTGCGTTTAAAAAATTGTATGAAAGCCCGACGGGAAATATTTTTGGTAAATATGAAAAAAATTTATTTCAACCTGGTTTCATACAAGAAAAAAAATCTAGAGATCAATTAATGAAATCTCTTTTATCTATAAAATCTCCTGAAATGTTAAAAGATTTGCAAAAATTAATTGGCCCTAATCAAATGAAAATTTTTATTAATGAATATTTATCTAATGCTTTTGCAAGATCAGCTGCGGATACTTCTTCTAATATAATGGGTAAAAGAGCGTTAGATTTTGAACCTAACAAATTAGCAAAAGAATTAGGTTTTGATATTAGAGGAAAAGATGAATTTGTTGATGAAATATTTAAAATAGCAGGCATTAATAAACAACAAATAAAAGATATTATTACCAGTGGAGCATTTTTAGAGGGAGTTAAAATTGGTAATCCTTCTTCCTTCCTTCAAAGAAGATTTCAATTAACAGGCATGAATAATATTTTGGGAAGCGTTTTTGCCGCTGGAGGAGCTTATAAAGGCGGAGAAATGGCTTTTAATGAAGATGATGGTATATTTACCAAAGGTATAAAAGGTCTATTAGGGTTGTGGGCAATGAGATATGGAATAGGTAAAGTTTTTGCTAATCCTAAATTAGCTGGTAAAATAGCAGATGTTTATAATCCAAAACAAACTTTAAAGTTTAATACTAAAGTAGATATCGTTAGAGAACTTTTTAACATTCATCATAACGAAGATCCAGGTTCTATAGCTGAAACAGTAAAGATGTTTGAAGGTGTTTATGATGACATGAGAGACACATTAAATAAACAAGAATTAGATGAAGTTTTAGATTTATTAAATGATCTTAAAGTTAAAGAAAACATATTTGAAAAAGGAGAAATGTTAGAGGAAGATCTTCAAGAAGGTGAAGATGTGCGTAATGAAATTATAGAAGAAGAAGTATCTAATATAAATGTTCCTGTTCCTAATAATAATTTTGATATGGCATCCGTAGTATCTGGAATTCCTGATCCTATTCCAACAGATCAAGCAAATTTAGATCCAGCTTTAGTTGCAAAATTAGAAAGTGTAGGACTCCCTTTATTTACAGCTAAACACGGTGGGATTGCTTCATTAATAGGAAATAAAAAACCACAACCAATGGTTGCATAATGGAAACTAATTTTAGAAATGCTATTTGGTTAGGATTGATTTTGGTAAGTGCTGGAGTAACTTACGGAATGATGTCACAACGATTAGAAGCAGTTGAGTCACAGCAACAGCAACTAGAAAAAATAATACTCCAAGACATACCAGACATAAGAGAACGAGTGATACGACTTGAAGTATTATTAGAGAAAGCATTAGATAACTAGTTTTTCAAACGTTACATTGTTTGATCCCCATTTTCTTAAATAGTCTTCATCAATACTTGCGATAAAGTTACTAGGATCTTTTAGTTTCTCTTCAAGAAAGTCAGCTTGCTTTCTAAATTTATTAACATTTTCTTGTGATCTTTCTATTTTAAATAGCTTAGACATAATCAACGCATCAGGAATAGTGTTTGCCAATTGATCTATTGTGTAGCTAAAATCAAATGATCTAGTTCCTTTTTCATACTTAGATTGAAACCAAACTTTGTTTTGAGTTTTTCTTCGCCACACCGCATACGTTTCTTTCATCGTGATACGCGGAACGTTAGTATTATTTCTTACCACATAAAATCTTTGTGGCTTGTCATAATATTTAGCCTCACCTTTTTTTAAATCAAACAAATCAATCATAGGACCCTCCAGTATTTACCTTTGATAATAACAGGTTTAGTTTTATATTTAGTGTCAATTGCAATTACTTTTAATTTCAATTGATTGTTCACAAATCGACAAATCTGAGAAGAACTAAGCTTATTAAACTTATCTCTCATCTTAGCAATAAGTGGTTTTTTCTTTAAACCAGTATCAACTAAGCTAGCAAGAAAAGACATCAACTCTTGTTGGCGCTTTTTCTTTTCTTGTTTAGGTGACATCGGTAATGAAGGCACCACAATCTTTGGTGCCTCAGAAATAGAATTCAAACCTTTACCTTGCCTACCTTCTTTTTTATCCTTCTCAGCAAGGTCACGTAAAAATTTTGGTATTTCCAAAATCTCGTCATCAGGATTAGGAATGACTTTAATAGTTTTAATACTCATGAGTACCAACTTTCTAATTTTTTAAGTTCTGTTTTATGAAATTCAATAAGTCGTTTAGCCCTTGTATGACTATCTTCTTTATCAAACATGTAATTCCACACAGGTCTCTTTAGCTCACTTTCATAGTGAGCTATAGATTCTTTTAAAGATTTTATTTCTGCTTTTATTTCAGGATGCATTTATATATCCTCCTGTTCTTGCTCTTCTTCTTTAGCATCTAACACCCAATCAGTAAAAGAAGATTTTTTATTCTGACAAACATCTCCTAAGAAACTTTGTAAGATAGATCCTCTCATTGGATTTTTTCTAGATACTTTAGCAATGCTGTCTTTGAAAGTAAATGGAACATTAAAATCCATTTCTATTTGTACTGGTTCAATAAATTTAAGCGGCTTGTGCATGACTTTCTCCTTTCTTGATATATTCAACACCTTTTATTTTAAGGCTGATTAAATTATTTAGTTGTATTGATCTCCAAGCTAATTTTGGATCATCAACTTTTTTAAGAACGTTAACATCAATGCATTCTAATAAATGATTTCTGTCACCAAGTAATTCACCACCTGCAAAAAACTTTTGATCTTTCACATGTAGTTTAGCAAGTATCTTTCTCTTTTCACCATTTTTTTTAGTAAAAATTGCAGAGAAAAATTCTGGGCCAATTATTTTAAATAAGTCTTGTTTTAATATATTATTCATAATTCCTTCTTTCTAAAATTATAAGTATATATTATATAATATTATATCATACGCAAGACATATCTATTTTACCGCAGAAAACCGCCAATATTTTTAAGTAGCGTCACCCCAAGATTTTCCTAAATCACAATCAACTTTACTTGGAACGGTTAATTTTACAGCATGTGTCATCAGTTCCATTATTTTATTTTTAGTTTTTTCTTCACCATTAAAACTTAATGTGAGCTCATCATGAATTTGTATTAAAGGAATTAAATTTTCTTTATACAATTCTATCATTGCTTGTTTTGTTTGATCCGCCGCTGATCCTTGTATCAATCTGTTTAATGCTTTGTAAGTACCAGCTCTTTGTAAAATGTGATGCTTACCATATTTTAATTTTGCTTGATCTTCTGGTAGAGCTTTGAACACGCCAAAAGTGGTCGGTTCCCATAACTCAAAACGACATTTTCTACCTTTGATTGTTGAGACGTAACCCTCACTATTGGCGAAGTTTGATACACGTTTAGTTAATTCCTTAACAAACGGTACCTTAGAATTGTACTCCTTTAAAATTTCTTTTGCAACATCAACGTTCACTTGCAATTCGTTGGAAAGTTTGTTAACGCCCATGCCATAAAATAATCCAAGGTTAATAGTTTTTGCCTGATCTCTCCCAATGTTGGCAATGTTTGCTACTATACTATGAAAATCAGCATCAGGATTTTTTTGATACTCTTCCACAACATCTTTAGCCCCATCACATCCTAAGCTAGAAGCAAAGTGTGACGCGATCCGTGGTTCCTGCTGACTATAATCAAAAGATCCCCATGTCTCTCCTTCTTCAGGTAAAAACAATCCACGTATTTGTTTTTTAATTTCTTTATTACGAGAGGGTAATTGTTGTAAGTTTGGATTGGAATAACTAAATCGACCTGACACTGTTCCTGATGTACCATCTCTCATTTGATGAATACTTGCATGAATGCGCCCTGACTCACCATGTTTTAAAATAGTATCAATGAAAGTTGATTGTACTTTATTAAACTCCCTAGCACTTTGAATCTTTTTAGCAATTGGATGTGAATGATGGATTAAAAAATCTTTTGTGAAACTAGGCGCCTGTGTTTTTTCTGTTCTTGGATAATCTATTTTGAGTTTATCAAATACTTTTGCAACACTAGCCGCAGCCCAAACATCAACTGCGATACCCGTGTCTGCCAGTATTTCATCAAGTATCTTCTTTTCTGTATTCTTAAAACTTTTTTTATAACGTCTTGCTTTTTCTCCATCAACTCTTACTCCTCGTTTTGTCATTTCAAAAATTATAGGGATGAGATTCATCTCTAATTTATACACTGTGTTTAGACTCTGTTTTTCTATGAGTGGTCGCATGTGGTGAAACAGTCGTAAAGTCAAGTCTGCATCTTGCTCCGCATAATCACCTACAAAGATAGCTGGCAACTTATACATTTCATTTTTAGGATCGATACCAAACTCAGTCGCCGCTTGTTTTAAGAGTGTTTCATCTTTTATTTCACCAAGCATATCTTTTCCCACCGCACTTAATGCATAAGAAAATTTATTTTCATTCAAAATAGGAGCCATTAACATTGTATCAACTATAGGTCCTTTAACCTCAATCCCTTCTGCATATAGCCAACCTAAATCATAAATTGCATTAT